TCGCAGATGTGGTAAACTCCATGTCCGAAAAACAGCAAAATGTCATGTACGCATTGGTCGCTGAGGCTCTGGAGAGCGAGCCCGACAATAAAAAAGAAAGTTCAGAAACCGATAAGGAGGATAACACAATGAAGCACAATGTCTTTGACAATGAACAGCAGAAGAAGACCGAGGTTCTGTCTCATGCCGACCAGGCAAGTATTATTTCTATGGCTAAGTCCAACAGTGTCGGCAGTCTCCGTACTGCTATGGACATCTATGCGGAGCAGAATCCCGACAGTGTTCTGGCCCACGGCATCGATGGCATCGAAACCCTGTTCCCCGAGTATAAGGATGTTCGTCCTGGTGCCCCTGAAATGCTTACCACTGACCAGGGTTGGGTAAACGAGGTCCTGAAGAAGGTCCATAAGAGCCCTATCTCTCGTATTCGTACCCGCCAGGCTGATCTGCGTAACATCGAGGCTCTTCGTGCTAAGGGCTATAAGAAGGCCACCCAGAAGGGTTATACCGGCAATGTTCAGCTGATTCATAGAACCACTGATCCTCAGACCGTGTATGTAAAGAGCAAGCTTGACCGCGATGACATCATCGATATTCAGGACTTCGATGTGGTGCAGTATCTGTACGGTATCGATCGTATGAACCTGAACGAGGAACTGGCTACCGCTATCATGATCGGCGATGGTCGTGAGGTCGGTGCTGACGGTAAGATCGCCGAGGATAAGATTCGCCCGATCTGGCTTGATGATGAGCTGTACACCATTCATGCCGATGTTGACATTGCCGGCATGAAGACCACCCTGCAGGGGACTAATACTTCTGCTAACTTCGGTGAGAACTACATTTATGCGGAAGCTGTTATTCAGTCTCTGCTGTATGCTCGTGAGAAGTATAAGGGTTCTGGTACTCCCGACTTCTACTGCACTCCTCATCTGGTCAATGTCATGCTGCTTGCCCGGGATCTGAATGGTCGTCGCATCTATGACAAAGTAAGTGATCTGGCTGCAGCTCTGAATGTTGGGCAGATCATCACTGCCGAGCAGTTCGAGGGTAAGACTCGTACTACCACTGACGGTAAGACCAAGAAGCTTCTGGGTCTGATGGTCAACCTGGCTGACTATTCCCTTGGCGCCACTAAGGGCGGCGAAATCACTCATTTCACGGATTTCGACATTGACTTCAACCAGGAGAAGAGCCTGCTGGAGACCCGTTGCTCTGGCGCAAACACCCGTGTTATGTCTGCCATTGCTTTGGAGGAAGATGTTACTAACCGCCCTTAACGAGTCTCACGGTTGAACCTGCGGACGGTGAGACGGAATTGCTCGGTAAAACCGCAGCGGATTTGCAGGAAAATGTTGCGATCTTAGGTGGAGAAATTACCGGCATGCTGAAGCTGGTCACCGATTACACCGGATTCAGCAGTGCTACCGATGAGCAGAGTGGTAATTACCTTGCTCTGCATGTCACTCAGGAACCGAAAGATGCAACAGTTACGGTAGAACTGATTGGTGGCAAGAATGGGGCAGTCGAACTGGATGATGACGGTTTGATCGTGCTTAAGATTGCCGATACGGCAAAGCAGTCGGTAAAGGTTACCGCCATCAATGGTGAATACACCACCACAAAGACTTACAGTCTTAAGGGACTTACCTTGGCGACTGAATAAGGAGTGAAAAATCAAAATGGCAAAGTTTTATGGAGCAGTTGGATATGCTGTAACAGAAGAGAATACGCCTGGTGTATGGGTTGAGAACATCATTGAGCGAATGTACTA